GAAAGACGCGAGTAGAGGTTTATCCCAATCCTCGCGGAGCTGGCCGACTGCGGTGAAGCCAGCAAGGTTGATCGGCTGGGCGTTCGGCTCGCTGGATTGCCTGATCGTTGTCTCGAAAAAGAACGACTCGCCAGCCGGGATGGTGATGTCGAAATTCTGGCTCATGGCTGGGGGTCGGGCTGGGCCACGGGGGCGGCTGCGCCTGCGGGGACGAGCGGCACGATGCCGCGCTTTTTGAGTTCGACTTCTTCGCGCTCGATCTCGCTCCAGACATCTTCGGGGTCTCGGTTCGATGTCTCCCGGATGATCTCGCTGCGGGATTTGAGCTTTTGCGAGATGGCTTTTTCGTTCGCTGCCATTTCTGCGCTTGGGTCGATCCATGCCCAGCGGCGTCCGGTGAAGGCGACTTGCTTGTATTTTTCGAGTCGGTCGAATTTGAGCGGTTTGCCTGCGATGAGGATTTTGTTGGCGAGGAGTGAACGCTCCAGCCATGCCTCGTAGATCGGCATGACGAAGCCGCTGATGAGCCATTCTTGCAGGCCCTTCCACACTTCGCGTTCGTCGAGTGCGCCTTGGCGGATTGATGAGAAATTGACGCTCGTGAGGTCGCTGGCGAGGTTGTTGTAGCTCACGCCGAGGCCGGATGAAATCGAGCGAAGCATGGCTTTGCAAAAAGGGTCAAAAGCCTGGTCGGGAAATTGCGGCGTGTAGGGGATGAACTCTCGGTTGCCGATGTCCTCAAACTTGCCGGGTTCGGCGTCCATTTCGAGAATGTCGTCGCTGTCGCCATCGAGGTTTCGGAAAAAGCCCATCTTGCTTGCGCTCACACGGGCGTTGACCACGGCGGCGTCTTCGAATCCTGCCAGCATGCGCATACGCCAGAGGGCGGTGCGTGCCCACGGCAGGCCGCGTTTTTGGCCGACTCGCTCCGGGAGGAAACGATGGATGACCTGATCGGCTGGGACTCGCTGGAAGCTCTCGCCGTTGTAGTTCACATAGCCCATCATTTGCTCGTCGTAGTTGCGGAAATGGTAGGCGACCGGGCGACCGTTCGGATTAAACTCGATGCCGTGACGGATCACATTGCCGTTGTTCAGCTTTTCCCACTTTGTCGGGTTGAGCAAAACGGGGTCGATGAACTGCACAGCGAATCCCCATTTGTTGAGGTCTTCGCCATATTTCTTGATGCAGATGACTTCGCCATCCATCGCGGCGGTTGTGACGGCGAGCCGTTCGCCATCGGCGCGGGAGAGTTGGCCGGTGATGTCGTAGTTGCCGCGCTTGCTCCAATCGGCAAAGGCGTCCTCGATGGCGCTGCTGGCCACGGTGTCCATCGTTCCAGACGGGTCGCGGATTTGGGCGTTGAAGGTGAAGCCTGTCGGGCCTGCGATATTGTCGCGGGCCATTTGAAGAAATTTTTTGAGGTGATCGTTGTTCTCTGCCTGCTCACGAGAACGGGCGACGATGCGGCTCCAATATTGGAAAATCCAAGCGTCAATCGTGGTCGGGGTGCCTGCCCATGTGGATTCCAAGCGCCCTGCGCCTGCGGCTTGTGGCATCCCGGCTGTGGCGAAGCTGCCGATTGTGTCGCTTAAAATGGACCGCGCCGACCAGAGGCGAGGCTGGTCGGCACGGCTTGGCGCGGGCGTCTTCGTGGTGGTGCGGGAAAAAATGTCGAGGAGGCCCATGGTTAGATGCGGACGGAAATGGATTGCCCGATGGACGAGATGCCGGAAGAAAGTCGGGACTCGCGGGACAGCTCACGCCGCCAGAAGGAGAGGAGTTGCAGGAGTTCGGCGATGCTGTGCCGCTCCAGTTCGCGGTTGTTGATTTTGTAGCGCTTGGCCTCAAGCGTTGCGCCACCTGCCAGCATGGCTTGGATGTGTGCCACGGCGATGCGGGCCTGCGTGCGCACCTCGGCACCGGGGGCGAGGGTGGCAGCGGATTCGCGGATGAGGAGGTCGCCGGTTCCGACAAGGGCGCGGTGTGCGGCGACCGTTGCCCATGCCTCCCAGATGTAGTGCCCTGGTATCCATCCGCTCGTATTTGCGGCGGCGGTGAAGGTGCCTGCCGTGCCGGTGGCTGCGACATTGCGCGATTGCATTCCAGCGAATTGCACAAGGACGGTCGCGGCGGGGGCTGCCGATACCGTAACCTCAAATGTTTCGCCTGCTGTGATTGTCACCATGAATGCACGAAGGACGCCCTGCGCGTGGTGCGCTTGCGTTTCGCGGCATTGTTGGCATCCGGTCTGGGGGTGTCTTCTGCGGGGAGTTCCACCGGAGGGGGCTGCTCCACCTCGGCGGGCTTGGGCGTGGGCATGGTCTGCCGCCTCCGCAGGGCGAGCTTGTCAAACTGCGGGGCGCGGAGAACAAGCGCGGCGAATGCGTAAACCCGGCAATCGAGCGGTTCGTTGCGAGCGCCAGATGTTTTGTGCCACTCCATGCGCGGGAATCCCTTTACGAATTTCGTCACGGCTTTTTCTGCGGTCAGCCCTCGGAAATACTCGGCGCTGCGTCCCTGCGGGAAATGGCAATATCCAGAGCCGGGTTCCGTGATGCGGAGGCGTTTGTAAACGATGCTCTTCGCGGAATCGACGCCGACAATGTAAACATCGATGGGGCGCGTGGTTTTTTTCCCTGCTCTGCGGCGGGCGGGGTTGCCGACGATGGGCAAGCCCGGTCCGCCTTGTCCTTTCACACCGTAAACTCGGTCTCCCTTGTGGCGTTTGACATAGCCGTAAACGGCCTGCGTGTTGCTGCCGCCGGTATCGATGCAGGTTGTTTCGATGACCATTTCTCCGCCTGCCTCCGAGGTCCATCGCTTGCGGAGGTAGTCGGTAAGGTGCGTCCACGGGCTTCCTGCCGTTCCCTCCGGGATGTCGGGGTCGCCAAGAATCACATGGTATGCAACGCTCCAGCTTTCTTCGCCGCCTGCCCATGCCACGACTTCGATTTCGAGCCGGTCTTGCTGGGTGTCCACGCCTGCCGTGAGGATCAACCCACGGGCGGGGACATCCGCCTGCGGGTAGGGTTCGCACCTTTCGATCAAGGCGTGTTCGCTGATGCGCTCGCCGCCCTCTTCCCATGTTTCGCCCAGGCTGGTGTTGATCCACACTTGCAAAGTTGAGGGGTCGTCTTTCGCCCGTCCGTGCTCGATGGCGATGTCTGCGATGCTTCGCCAGGGGGAATAGAGTTCGTTGAGGTGAAAGCCCGCGATCCGGCTGGGTCCGGCGCTGTCCTGCCACCGACCACGGGAGACCGCTTGGTTTTTCTGTGCGTTGGTGATCGTGCCGTTGCAAGCGGGACACCGGAGGGTTGCAAGGTCGCGGCGTCCGTCCGTCCAAACGACATTGCCCCACCGCAGCGGGTGCTCGTGCTGGCAATGCGGACACGGCACGAGAAAATGCCTCTGGTCGGAAATCTCAAAAGCTCGCTCTATGCGGGACAAGCCCTTGACGGTCGGGGTCGAGACCATGACGACGCGCCTGTTCCAAAAGTTTTTTGTTCTGGCGATGGCGAGGTTCACCGGGTCGCCCTCGGTTCCCGCGCTGGCTGGGTAGCGGTCCACCTCATCAAGCAGGAGGATGCGGATCGGGCGGGAGGCGAGGCCGCTGGGGGCGTTGGCTCCGACAAGCGTGACATGCCCGCCGGGGAAGCGTTTGTGCAGGATCGTGTTTCCGCTGTCGCGTGTCTTTGCCGGTCGCACCTTCGAGCGGAGGCTGGGCGAGTCTCGAAACATCGGCGCGAGGCGGTCTTTGCTGAATGTCTCTGCCATCGCCTCATCCGGCTGCACGAGCATGAGGGGCGAGGGGTCGAAGTCCACGAAGTAGCCGATGCAGTTGAGGAGGATTTCCGTTTTTCCAACCTGTGCCGATGACATAACGACAACCTGCTCAATCGTCGGATCGGCAACGGCGTCCATGATCCCGCGCTGGTATTCGGCGCGGTTTGTTCGCCACTGCCCCTTCTCCGCTGCCGCCTCACCGGAGAGTTTGCGCCGGTGGTCTGCCCATTCGGAAATCGTCCACTTGGGAGGGGGTGACCAAGTTTTTGAAATCACCCGCCCGAGGCCGGCCAACTCTTGCTGCTCGACGGTCATTCTTCCGCCTCGTCTGCTTCGGGGCTTTCGTTGCGCTCTGCTTCCAGTTGTTTGTAAAAACGGGCCACAACTTTGTCAGGGTTGTAGTCGGTCAGTTCGGTGAGGGCTTCATGCGCGGCGTCACGAATGATTTCCAGACACACCGCCGGATCGCTTTCGTCGGCAACCCTTGGCGCGACCAGCGTGGGGATTGCCAAGATGCGGCTGCGGGCGTTGGCCACCATGTCGTTCATCACCTCCGCCACGGCCTCGGCGTCATGCGCGGTGCGTTTGAGCTTGGCCGAAATGACTTCCTGCGCGTCAGCGCGGGCGGCGTAGAGGCGGGTGCGGTGCTTTTCGTAGTCGCCACCGTCTCCTTCCCCCATGCCTTTCCCTGCT